CCCTTCGATCGTGGCCCTGCCCCCGACGATCGCGGCGAGGTGAATAACGACGTCGTATCTGGTGTCGTCCTTCTTGAAGAAATCCCTGCAATCGATGCCGTTTGCGATGTCGATTCCGGTGATGTCATGGCCTTTGCCGTCGAGCGCTCTGTGGAAGGCGCGGCCAACGAAGCCGGCATCTCCTGTTATAAGAATTTTCATATGAGCCATTCTGCCAGGTATTTGTCGCTTCCTGATTCGGCCTTTGCCATCGTCTGGTCAATGCTGAAAACGAAGCGGTCGTCTGCTTGTAAAGCCGCCCCTATGTGGTGCAGGGTTGCCTTCTTGTCGATCGGAAATGGCCGGCGTCTGCTCTGGCCTTCTGTGGGGGTTTGGTAGCTCTCATCGTGGATCAGGGTGCTGTCCTTGATCAATGGCCAAACTTCGGCCGCTAGCCAGTCCTGGTCTTGCGTGTAGTAATTCTGGCCTTCTGGGGGCGTCAAATCGGCCGGGATTGCCCTGGTACGAGCTGCAAACATGCCGGCGCTGATCTGGTAATTGTGGCCTGTGGGGTGGTCTTTCATAATGTGAAAATCCAGGCCGCTTGCTAGAAATTCTTCGTGTGCGATCCGTTCCCGGTGCGTCAGCCTGGCGTCTGCGTCGCGGCTGAGAACGACGTCGAAGTCCTGGTCTGCCAAAGCCTGAAATCTCCAGAGTTTGGCTGTGTGGTCTTCTGGCCCATATTCGTCTACGAGCTGCACGTGGGGGAAGAGCTGCAGGGTTTGTTTGATGGATTCTGGAACGCTTGCCCCGGTGTAAAAGCGCAGGGTGTATCCCTTGAAGTGTTTCTGCGCCAGAATTGCGTTCTTGATCGCGCCGATCGTGTATCGCTCCTGGTTGCCGTATAACGAGTATGCGATCAGCTGCTTCATGGCCTTAGTTTGCGCTTTAGCAATTCGTAGGCTTCGCTCTGAATGTAGTTCTGGTAAGCGAGCGCGTCGAATGAATATATTTCGGTCGCGTTAACTTCTTTATATCCCTCATCCCATTCCGCTTTGCCTGCTATCGGGTGCATGTGCTCAACGATAACGTGATCGAGATAAGTAAGTGCTCCTAAATCCTGGCCTAGTTTCTTCCAGAAATTGTCGAGGTATAAATGCTTCATCTTTGGCGGAACCATTCCATCGAGCGCTTTGACGATGTCGCTGGTCATCGCAATCATGGTTGGAAGTCGTTCCTTCTGCAGCAAGTCGTTGCCGTAGGCCATCGACGGCCGCTTCTGCATCGCCTGGATTAGAAGCGCATCCCACCCGGCTGTGCGTGGGCGGTGGTCATCGCCTAAGAAGGCGAAGTATTTGTATTCGTTCTTCTTCACGATCGCGCTGGCTGCCTTGTTGATTGGGTAAGCCATGCCCCGGGTTTCGTTCTCGATCGTGATGCATTTGTCTGCGCCTACTTCGAATTCGTAGGCATCGTGCTCTGGATCGTTTGCGTCAATGACGAAGATAATGTCTGAATGTGTGGAAAGTTTTTCGTGCTCTGCCAGTAATTCGACGGCGTTGCATGGGCGTCCTCTGGTTGGTACAAGAATAATCATTTCGTTCATTTATCAAAGGTCGCAATCTCGCCGGCGATCGCTGCGTATGCCGCTAAATCTATGAAGGAGTCTTCTGTCTCTGTTTCCATCAAACGTGCGACTTTAACTAGCGCCATGCATATGGCCACTTGCTGTGGTGTTACCTGGTGCTCGAGATATGTCGTCCAGAAGTCTGCGATTCTGGAGTGATTGGTTTTCGGATCGCCGTATATTTGCTGGCGGTCTTTGGCTGTGAGTCGAGCTGCTTCTTGAAGAATATCCCCCCGATTCATCGACTACTTTGCTCCGCGTCCGAATTCGATTGCTTTAGGATCGATCGCCTTCAAGATTGGGCCGGCGACTGCTGCGATTCCTGCTGCAAGGTATTCCTTGATCGGGCGGTTTGGATCTGCGAGATAAAGAGCTGCGATTGCAGCTGCTCCTGCTCGCAGGTAGGTCATTGCAATTGCTTCGAGTTGCTTCTTATCCATTTGTGATCTCCTTAAACTTTGGACGGCCAAATCCTACAATGAATACTGGCAGCGATGGCTTAACTTTGCCGCGATTCTTCTTCTTGTATGCACGAACCTTCTTGCAAACTTCGCCGCCGTTGCGCTGGTCACCCTTCTTCTTGTCTGGGGTGGTGTTGCCTTCTACGGTCGTTACGGTTCCGTCGCCGTTATTGCTGATCACGATTCCAACGTGCGAAATGCGATCGAGCGCATCTCCTGGGAAATCAAAGAACACGATATCGCCTGGCTGTGGATCTGCTTCTTCTGAAAGTGTCCAGGCGTTCTTGTCCATGAATGCTGTTGCTCCTGCTGGCGTGTATGTGCAATTTGGAATCTTGACGCCGGCTTGCTTTGCGCACCAGTTGACGAATGCTCCGCACCAGGGCTGCTTTGCCTTCTGGTATTTCGTTTGATTGTCTGCTGGCCCTTCGATGTAGCCGAGTTCTGCTTTGGCCACTTCAATGAATTTTTCTACTTGGCTCACTTCTTCCCCCTTCTTGTCGATTGTGTATCGAGCAAGATTGAATATATTTCGTCAATGCGTGATTCTAGTCTGTTGACTTGGTCTTTTACCGAGCTGCCGCCGTTTGGCTTTAATTCTGCCAGGTAATGCTTGACGAGCCATCTGGTCATCGCGATAAAGGCTCCGCCGATCGTAATCAATGAAACGGTAAGCGCTGCGTAATCCTGCGCCGTCATAATCCGATTGCCAATACCATCATCGTGACGGTTCCCGATGCTGTAATCGCCCAGATTCCGTTTGCCTTGTTTTCGATCGTGAGCTTGTCGCCGTTATCCATGCGGTATCCGGTGCTGGTGGTCACGTCGCTGGCCCCTATAAAGCACTGGCCGCTTGCTGAGTGAAGAACAACGGTTTCGGCTTCTGCTGTTGCATCAACGAGCGCGGTTGCTGTGGTTCCTACGGTGACTTGCCGGGTGCTGATTCCCATTCTTCTCTCCTGGTTTCTTTTGGATCCCCGATGCTTCTACTTCGTCGACGACGTCGTCAATCGTCCGGGTTGGTTCCCGGGTGCAATCGCCTTCTTGGTATCCCATTAAAGGGCGGCGATCTCGTCTTCTGTCAGGCCAAGAGCTGCAAGTTTGGCCCGGGCTGAGGCTTTGGCTGCCGCCTTCGCCTGTGCTTCGGCTTCGGCTTCGGCCTGGCGTGCTGCAGATGCTGCGCGGTCTATCTCCATTTGCGCTATCTCTACATCTGTCAGCTCGATCTCTAAGACTTCGCCGGTGGTGCAGTTGACTTCGATTCGTGTTGGTTTAGGCATTTGATACTCCATATAGATAGGCGGTTGAGTGCTGTGCAAAATTGTCGAATGAGCATGAAAATGTAATAGTTGTTATTGCAGATGTTGTTGAGTTAAGTTTTGCCAATAAGTCCAATTCTGTGACTGCTGTATTTGATTCGCTAACAGAATCTACTGAATATGACTTTTGATTAGAAGTCGTGTAGTTTGTAATATAAATTTCAATATTTGAAAATGTGTTTGCAGTATCGTTAGCAGAATTGAGTGTTCCAATAATTATATTGTTTCTATTTAAACTTCCAACACTTGTTGATGAGCCAAATATTTGTTTTCCTGAGTACCCAGTAGTCAAACTATTTATTTTCATATCTAGAGTAACGTTGCCAACAGTAGTTGCAGTTGTATTGCGCACAGACAATTTAATACATAAATCTGTAAAGGTGGAAGGAATAGAATTGAAGTCAATGGTTGCCGCCCCACCTGATCCAACCACTACTGCTGTTCCAATTTGTGTAAATGTAGGCATTGCTAGGCCGCCTTTATTCCGTAGAGGGTGAAAGTAGAATCTGACGAAATATTGAAACCGCTTGCTGTAAAAAAAGTAAGGGAGTTTATAGCGTCGGTGTTTCTCCAAAGTCCTACGTTTACATCTACGCCGTCAGAGGCTTTGTTTGCCCTGCAAAGAGTTGTTTTGAATGTGGTGGTATTGGAATAGTTTTGTATTTGCACTATGAGGTTGGTGTTGAGTGTGCTTGAGAAATAGACGCCACCTATAAGTAGAATACGATTAGCAGTAGTTTCTCTGTCTGTGAAAGCAACAGAACCATTGCCGCCGAGGTTCGTGCGAGAGTAGTTTGTGCCAGTATCTCCGTTAAATCTCAAGCAAGGATTTCCTGTAGATGAAGTTGTTGCTCCATTAACAATAAGAATCAAGTCTGTATAAGTTGATGGTATGGAACTAATTGTTATAGAACTGGATGATCCTGTTCCGTTTGTAGACGCTATCTTGTCATAAGTTGCTGGCATGATTACCCCTTAATTCCATAAAGAGCGATAGATGAATTAGTTGCAAATTGGCTTCCGCCATTATCTAGGAAGCCAATAGTTATTGATGTAATTGCACTGGTAGATAACCAGACTCCAGATGCAAGACGAATTTCTCCGCTTCCATTGTAATCTTCTCCACGAATTGATCTAACTGTTTTAGTTTTATTTGTGTTTCCAAAGTCTAAAATATCAACAATGACACCAGTGAACGCATTGGCCAATGATCCAGAGTGGGCTGTGGATCCTACAAGGCCCATTCCATAACTGTTTGTAATTTGATAACCAAATGCAGTCGAACCATCTCCGCCAAGTCCGTGCATTGCATAATTGGAAATTGTAGAGTCAGAGTTAAATCGCCACCATAGAAGGCTTGTTCCAGATGCTCCTGTGCATCGAATGTTGCCTCTAATTTGTAAATGCTTATAAGTGCCGAGGCTGCTAAATGTCACGCTGTTTGCGCCAGATCCTGTGGCTGTTGCGATCGACTCATAGGAATTGGTTGCCAAAGATGGCGCGAATAATCCGTAGGCCGATGCTGAAAGGCCGCCCCTTGCTCCTATGATCGGTGACATTGATTCCCCTTATGCAAATTTCGTCTGGCTTGCGAATACGGTGTAGGTCGGCGTCGCCGCAGTCTTGACGACGGTATAAACGTAGGCGTCAATGCTTGAGGCGTTGCCGGCGGCGAATGCTGTTCCACCCTGGTACTTCGGTGTTACGGCTGATCCGTCGATCTGCACCGCGCTATTGTAGTAGGCGGTGCTGCCCTGTGTAACGAGATGGGTCACTGTGATCGCATCTCCTACGGCCAGAATCGAATTGAGTGTGGTTCCTGAATTGCCCCGAATGTTCAGCGTCCAGTTTGCGCTGGCGTTGCTGGTGAAATAAAGGACGCCCTGGGTGATGGCGTCGTATGCGATCGTGCCTGTGGCTGCTGTAGCTGCGACTGTGGTTCGCTCTTCTGGCCCTACGAGAACGCTGCCGGTCAGGGTCTTATTGGTCAGGGTATCTGTGGTCGCTCTTCCTACCAATGTGTCGGTCGAAGTTGGAAGGGTCAAAGTTCCGGTGTTTGTGATCGTGGAAATGACTGGCGTCGTCAGCGTCTTGTTGGTCAAAGTCTGGCTGCCGGTCAAAGTGGCAACGGTCGAGTCAATCGCAACGGTTGGAATTGGGCCGGTTGCGCTCGAGATGCTGATTCCGGTTCCTGCTGTTAGAGCTGTGATATCGCCGGTTGCTCCAACCCAGGCGGATCCGTCATAAACTTCGAGGCTGTTTGTGTCCTGGAGATATGAAACCATGCCCTCTGCCAATACTCCGCTTAGGGCTGTGGTTCGAGCTGCTGAAGATGCGAAAACCATCACCGTCTGCTGCATCAAATAAGTGTTTACTTGCGCTGCCGTCAGAACGTCGCCTGTTGCGAATAACTTGTAGCCTGCTCCTGCCATGATTTCTCCTTATTAGTAACTGAGAACGCCTGCGACGTCCAGAATTCCTTGCGATGTACTGTCGAGAATAAACGCCTGGATGATCGGTTCGCTCGTCAATATCTTAGTGGTGAATGTTGTCCTTGTTATGTCGTGTTGCAGTCCTTGCACGAATAATTCGCTGGTGATTGATGTCGATCCTGGCATCGCCTTTGTAACGTTGACCAGGTCAAATATCTCCAAATTAACGCCGGCGATGTTGCGTGCTTCCTGGCCATCGTCGACAAGGTTGAGCGTCATCGAATCAATGCGAAGGGTTGCGTCCTTGCGCGACTCCAGGATCATCGTTGCCTGGTTTAGAGCTTCTTCATCTGTCTGCACAAGGATGCCGGTTCTGGCTCCTGAATGGATGAAGTAGTTATCGATCGATGTTTGGTCACTTACGATCTGGTTTGTTCCGTTTAGCCTTTGAACCGAGACATCATTCACGATCAAGGTGTCGTCGAAGGCCAGGTCAATCTGGGCGTATCCGATTCCTGTGCCGTCGTCGCTGAAAACTGTCGGTGTCGAGTCTGCGTATTGGCTGACTGTGGTTCTGGAGTAGAAAGTTGCATTTCCTTCTGCGTCCAAGAAGAAGCCACCGAATTCGCTATTTTCTACCGTCTGAATCGCTTCGAGGACGGTTCTATCTGCTGTTCCTGGATCTGCCTGCATTGTGCTGTCGCCGGCGTTGATATCTCTTTGCGATAATGGCCAATCAACAACATCTAGAAGTTTGTTGATTCGTGTTCCGCTTAGTTGCCCTGCTCCGGTATCTGGCACTGTGCTAATCGCTGCGTTATTGAGAAGGCGGAAGCCGTCCACGCAATTGAGGATCACTCTGGAAACTTCATCGGCTCCGAGCGCGAAGGTGGTGTCGTAGCTGGTGATAAATCCTGAGAATAAATAATAACGAACGCCTTCGTAATCTGCCCAGATTCGAATCTTGCGCAAGGGTACGAGCTTGCCGTAGTAGGGGCCTGCTGTATTGGCCGGGTTCCAGTCGCCGGTGTCGTCTTTGATCTCAACGACGGCCGTTCCTGCTTCGAATTTGTTCAGGATGCGGTTGCGTCCTCTTCGAATGGATGAGCGAAGAATGATGTCTGAAATGTCGACCGAGTCATCTGCGTCTGCGAGCTGGCCTGTTCCTAGTTTGCCCTTGATGGCGTCGTCCAAAGTGAAGGCTGCTGAAATAAATGCCGGGCCGTTCACGAAGTCGATCGATGCTCCGAGCTGTGGAATGCCTGCCATTAGAGTTGGATCGCTGTCTTTGTGATCGCCTGGCCGTTATTTTGGCCCTGGAGAATGGCGTTGCGGATCGCGTTGACGAGGTCGCCCTCGCTGGTAACGCTGCCGTTTACAACGATGTTGACGGTTCCGCCGCCCATCGATCCCATGCGGTTGAGTGGAATTACGGCCTCTGGCCCTGCTTCGCCGATCAGCGCTGCTGTGGGGCTGTTAACGATTCCGCCGTCTGCCAATGCGACCATTCCCATTCCCTTGAGCTTGTTCTGTAGGCCCTGGCTGGTGAAGTTGCCGCCTGCCGATGGGACTGGCACTGGCACTGGCGTCGTTGCCTTTGGAATAACTGGCCCGATAAAGCCTGGATCTCCTGGCTGTTTCGCGGTTGGAGATGGTGTTATGTATGGCTTGAATCCTGGCGGTAGTGGCGTTCCTGCTACTGGTGCTGGTGTTGCCGGCGCTGCGATCTTTGCTCCTGAAGCTGCAACGTAGGCGTTAAGAGCTGCGAGCGCGTCTTTCCATGATTGTGCTGCCTGGTTGCCGGGTGTAGGCCAAAGATCGGAAGGGCTGACGCCGTCTGATATTTTCTTTGCGTAATCGGCGACTTCTTTGTTTGTTAGGCCCCACTTAGTCGCAAGTTTGTTGATCTCTTCATCTGAAAGTTTGCCGTCGTTTAGCGCTGCGAAGAAGTCGAGATAAACCTGTGCCTGCGCCTTTGTGACGCCCCATTGCGCTGCGAGTGCGTCGACTTCCTTTGTGGAAATCTTTCCGTCGTTGACTGCGAAGATTGCGCTGGTGTATGCAACCACCGCTTCTTTGCTTATGCCCCACTTCTGCGATAGGACGATTACTTCTTCTGCTGAAATCTTCGAATCTGCAACAACGCCGAGCAGGTCGGTGTATCGCTTGATCGCATCGTTTGCTTTCAGTTGCGCGTCAAGGTTTGCAAGGATGGCCTTGACTCGCTCTGATTCCTGGATGTTTGATTGCTTTATAAGGTTCAGGCGTGCTGCTTCGAGCTGGATTGGATCTGTTTCTGTGGTTGGCTTGATTTTGAATTTTGCCAACGCTGCGAGCGCCTTCTGTGTCTGAATAAGTTTGAGGTCTGCTGCTGTGAGCGCCTTTGTGCTCTTTCCTGCTTTGCCGAGATCAACGTTGAGGCCTTTGAGACTTCCAAGGAAGTTTTCAGTTGTTCCGTTTAATCCGTCAAATGAGAATTCTAATTCTTCGCCGGTGGTTTCTAATTTGCTCATCTCGCTATTGGCTTTTTTAGTGATGAGGTAAAGGCCGCCTAGTGAAGCTGCAAATGCAGCGGCTCCTGCTACGGCTGCTGCGACTGAGATTCCGCCTGTTGCGACTGCCTGCGCTGCTGCTGCTCCAAGTGCTGCAGCTCGGATTGCCTGGTAAGCCTTGACCAGTCCTTGTATCGCTGTAACGAATGCGATCACTTTGCCTGCTACGAATGTTGCTGCAAATATCGCGCCAAGTGTTACGAAGACTTCCTTATGCTTTGCTACAAATGCAAAGACTTTGAAGATTGCAAATCCGAACCCGACAATGGCTTTGATTGCCTGTGTCATAACGGCGACGAGTTTATCTCCGTTTTCGTTTAGGAATGTCTGTATTGCCGGGATGACTTTAGTGATCATCACTGTGAATAATTCTTCAAGCACCGGCATCAGTGCTGTGCCTAGTGTTTCTTTGGCTTCGTCGAATGCGATGCCGAGGCGCTTCATTCTAAATTCAAAGGTGTTTGCTCTGGTTGCTGCTGCCCCACCGAATTGCTTCTGAAGAATTCCGAGAACGGCTGCGAAGTCTTTTGTCTTTCTTGTGTTTGCATCAATCGGTACGCCGAGTTTGGTTAATGCTCCGAAGTTGCCCTGGGTTGCTTTCGTGATCGCAGATACTGCTGCTGTCAGATCGATGCCTGAGCCTGCTGAAAGATCGAGCGCTACTCCTAGTAATCCTTGCGCTTGCGTAATGTCGCCGGTGACGCCTGCTAATTTGGCAAGCGCTGGCCTTAAGTCGTCATCAACGACTCCGAATGCTCGCTGAGTCTGATCAATATATGACTCGGTTGCTGCGATCGCTGCGTCTGTCGCGCCTGTGGTGTTCTTGAGTGAATTGGCAAGTAACGCCTGGGATTTTTCATCTGCGATCGCGGCCTTGACTGAATCCACGCCGATCTTAACTGCGAAGGCTGCGCTGGCTGCAGCTGCAATGCCGAAGGCCTTGCCTACTCTGCCTGCAAACTTATCGAAATTCTTGCCGAGCTTGTTGATATCTCTGGCTGCTGCCTTGCTGCCCTTATCTGAATATTGGGTAATAATCCGGGCGGTTACTGCGCCTATTGCCATGCTCGGTTATCCCTTCTGTTTCTCTAGATTGGCTTGCAGGGTCTTCTCTGCGTCGTTCATTGCGGCTCTGATATTGGCATAAATTCGGGGGCGATCGCGATCAATGACGGCCCATATTCCGCGACTGGCTTTGCGGAAGCGGTCATTTAATACGCCGATCATCTGGCGTCCGGTTCCTTGCCCTGGTGTTCTGCGTCCTGCGACTTCGAAGATAACGCCCGAGGCGGTCTTGTTTAGGAGTGCGCCTGCGCTAGTGGTGTAATCGGCCCTCACGCGGCCCTCAGAACGGGTTTTAACGATGCCCTGGCGGATTGCCTGTGGATCCCATGCCGGCCAGCCTTCGCCACCACTGACGCCCT